GCCAGCCGGCCTCACGGACTTTCTGACAGACCGGAACGTCCCACGAACCTTGGCTGATGAGCGCAACACGGCTGCCGACCTCGGCGAGCTGTTGCGGCCGTGTCGTCGTCCATGACGCCGCACCAGTCGACGCACGCTCAACCCAGCCGTCATGCACCGCCACAATCTCGTTCCAAGAGAACGCCGGCTCGAGGTGGCCGCCAGCTAGCAGCACGTCGTCCGGAGCAGCCTGCCAGAACGCCTCAAGGCGGTCGCGCCAGCCGTCATGCCAGACCATGTCGTCATCGGACACGACCACCAGGTCAGCGCCAGAACCGGCACCGATCCGCAGACCGCACCAGGTGCCGTAGCCGCTGGTCGTGTTCGCCGTCTCGTTCCGCCAACTTGTCCACCGGCCGAAGTCGGTCCCGTCGGTCGACCCGTTATCGACCACGATGACCCGGTCGGCGTCTGCCAACGTCTCGCAGGTCCGCTCAAGGAGGCCGTACCGGCCGGTCCTGGTCGGGTTCCACGACAGGACAACAGCCACGACGTTCATACGACGATCGGGGACGGCTGCGGCACCAGCTCGGCAAACACGTCACGCATGTGCGTGTCCCACACCACCCGGTAGTCGTACTGCTCAGCGAACGTCCGAGCGTCAGCCTGTAGCTGCTGATCTCCTCGCGCCTCATAGGCGTCGAACAGTGCCTGCTTGAGCAGTGCGTCGTACGGCCTGACCCAATCCGCAGCCTGCGCCGAATCCCACAGAAAGTGGCCGGGAACTTTCCAGCCTGCGCCGCACAACTCAGACTGTGCCGTCGCGTCCGTCACGATCACCGGCACCCCGCACGCTTGCGCCTCGATCACCGGGATACCAAACCCCTCGCCGAGCGACGGTGCCAGCAGCACATCAAACGCCGAGTAGAGCGTCGCCATCTTCCGGTCCGAGACGCCATACCGCAACAGCGGCGACGGCTGAAACTGCAACGCATGTTCCGGCACCTGATACGTCGACGCCAACAACGCCAGGTCAATCCCCGACGGCGGGTTCCGTTTCGTATGACAGAACAACAACGCGTCGTCGTGCTGTTTTGCTAACGCCGCAAACGCCTGGAACGCAACGTCCCAGCCCTTGCGGAGCCAGCCTGCGCCCTTGTTCGCAGCGACCATCCCAACGAGGAACGTGTCTTTGTCGAACCCGAGCAGGCGGCGAGCCTCGGCACGATCCACCGGAGCGAACACCTCAGTGTCGATACCGTGCGGCGCATACAACGCCGGCTGCTTGTTCACTGCGAACTGTTCAGCACCCCACTGCGACATCGCAACCGGGACAGCGCCAAGCTTCTGAACCGAAGCCAACACCTTCGGCGGAAGCGGAGAATGATCGACCGGCGTCCACCACCCGACCCGGCCCTCCAACGTGCAGTCAACCGCCCACACGTCATAGAGGCCGAACGTCACGTCCGGCTCAACCGTCCGGCAGTCCTCAGCCAGCGAATCGGTCCCGAACTGGTGTTCGCCAGGCGGCAACACCGGGATGTCCTCCCAATGATGCGCTCGAGGTTCCCCGCCGTAGTTCGCCGAGATCACCACGTCGTGACCCTCGTCGCGCAGCTTCCGGCACCAGATCGCCGTCTGCTGGCCGTATCCGGTCGGCGCAGTCGGATGATTGGACCACCACAGCACCCTCATCGGGTTTCGACCTTCGGCTTCGCAGGCCGGCCAGGCTTCGGCTTCGGCTGCCAGACGATCCAGTGTTCGTCACCGACCGTTGTGATCTGCACGATGGTCCCGCCGTCCGTCTCGATTTGTTCGACGGCACGTGCAATGTCTGTTGCGGCCGTCAACGACGGCAATCGCGTCAACATCTTGCCCTCCCCAGGCTTGTTGATGACATGGTGGCGGCCAGCCGACAAGGACTGGCCGCCACCATGCCGAATGTCAGCTCGTCGGGTTCAGCGCGACGTTCAGTGCACGCTGGTCACGGACACGGCCGTCCGTGCGCATGATCGCCCGCCAGGTCACGAGATCCGTGTTGAACGCGTACTCGTCGGACCGCTCGAGGCGCATGGTGCCAGCGTCACGGATGGCATACCCGTCGGTGAAGTTCCCGAACACGATCAGCGTCCCAGCCGCCGAGCCGGCAGCACCAAGGAACGGCGTCTTGTAGATCGGGAAGCCGAGCAGCCGGTCCGGCTCACCCACCTGCATGGACGGCTCGAAGATCGGCCGGCCGGTGGTGTCCACGATCCGGCGGATAAGGCCGACGGTCGCGTCACGCATCAGGAACGACGTGCCGGGACGGTCCCGGTAGATGTTCTCCACCGAGTACGTCAGGTCCACCAGGTTGGCGTAGGACGGCAGGCCGGTCGCGCCGGTCTGCGTGGTCACGCCGGTCCCGACGACGGACGCCAGAGCGACACCCTGAGGCTGGTTCGTGCCGGTGCCAGCGACGTAGTGAGCTTCGGTAGCACGACCGAGCGCACGGCCAAGGTCAGCACCGAGGAACGACACCAGGTCTACGCCAGTGTCCTGCAAAAGCTCGTTCGACGCCTGGATCAGCTGGCCGTACTTGAACGCGCCGAGCGTGACCTTGGCGAACGCCGGGTCGCCAGTGGTAAGCGCCGTGCCTTCACCCACGATCGCTGCACCGGTGCCGTGAGCGGACACGACCGGAAGGTCAAGGTTGTTGCCGGCGGCGGTCGTGATGATCGTCGCACCGGTCTGGCGGACACCAGACACGTTCTCCATGTAGTCGTAGATGACTCGCACGAGGTCGGTCGGGACGGTGTGACCACCAGCGGTCGCCGTGCCGACGGTCACGACCCGAAGCTCGGCGCCGCGAGCACCAGCACGGATCGCAGCCTTCTCACGTGCGACGGCAGTGAAGTCGATGTCCCAGGACCGGCCACCGTTGCCACGCAGGAACTGCACGAACGAGTCGTCAGCCTGGCGGGACTCCGCAGCCTGAGCCGGCGCCACGATCGGCGCGTACGCCTCACGTGCAATGTCGGCCTCACGCTCGGACTCGATCCGGTCACGGATCGACTTGATCTGAGCGTCCTTCGCGTCGAGGTCAGCGTTGATCCGCTCCCACTTCGCGAACTCCTCACCGGTCATGTCACGCTGCTCGGCCTCGCAGGCATCGAGCAGTTCCTTGGCCTCGTTCCACGCGCGCTGGCGGGTGGCGACGAGACGCTCAAGCATCTCTGCGCTCATTGCGCTTCCTTTCTGGAAGTCGAAAAGGCCGACACCTCGTTGGTGCCGGCATGTTGGATTTCTGCCCGGTAGCGCGCGTGCGCCCTTCGTGGTCAGAACTTGTTGAGCAGGTCGAGCCGTGCCCGCATCAGCTGGCGTGGCATGAACTGCTCGCACACTTCGGCCATCGCTTCGGCAGCTTCGTCGGCGATGTCGTCGAACACGTCTCGGGATTCCTGTGCGGCACGCACAGCAAGAACGCGTGCGCCGTCATAGGCCGGGAAGTTCACCAGCGACGTTTCACGCAACGCCGCTTTCGTGACGGTCCGTTCGGTCCGGTCAGCCGACCAGATGTCGCCGCCGTCCAGGACGTAGAACCCGATCGACATGCCGTCAAGGACACCGTCGCGCATCAACGTCAACGCGTCGTTCCCGGCGACCGTGTCGGAGATCCTGGCGGTCAGGTGCAGGCCAGCTGACGTTTCCCGCAAACCGATTGACTTCCCGACCGGCAACGACCTGGCGTCGTGGTGCAACAGAATCGGGATGCGAGCGTCGCGACGTGCGACAACGTCACGGAACGCACCCTCGGCGAACTGTTCCTCGAACAGCAGGCCGTTCTCGTAGATGGTCGTCCGTTCGCCGTACGGGACTGCGATCCCCTCGATGATGCGTTCGCCAGGATCAGCGATCCGCAACTCGGCTGCGAAAGCACGGGTAAACGTCATGACTCAAGACCGCCTTGTGTGGTTGTCTGGCCGAGCGGCGGTAGATCCTCTGCGTACCGCACATCATCGACAGTGAGAAACCCTGCTGCGATCCCCGTCGCGTACGCCTGATAGCGCGTCCCGATGTCCGCACGTGCGTACTCATCTACGTCGATTTCGGCAACCCAGCCTGATTCGCCGGGTCCTGGCAACATCGCCGTGATCATTCGCCGCAACTTGTCGACAAGTGGCAGCCAGCGCCGCAACAGTTCCGACCACCGGTCGGTGATGTTGGCGTAAGTCACGCCGCCAGATCCCATAAGCGAAGCGCCAACCAGCTCGGGTGGCATGTGAAAGATCGCTGCGATCTGAGCCGCCGTGAAGTTCCGCGACTCCAAGAACTGTGCGGCTTCCGGCGCGATCGTGATCGGCCGGTATGTCGCGCCGCCAGACAGCACAGCGATGCCGTGAGCTTTCCCGACACCACGGTGAAACGATTCCCAACGTGCCTTCAACGCTTCAGCGTGTTCCGGTGCCACGTTGCCAGGCGCCTCGATCACACCAGACGGCGTTGACGCATTCCCGAAGAACTGGCCGGCGAACTGTTCGAGCGCAATCCCGGTCCCGATCGTTTCGCGACATGCGTCGATCGGTGACAGTCCACGCATCTCGCCAGGGACCGGGTATAGCCGGTCGTGGTACACCGGAGCGACGACCTGGCCGTCGACCGTGTAGACCGGCGGTCCGCCAGGAGTCCGCCGCTCAACTTTCACCTTCTGAGGGTGGAGGACAAACAGTTCCGACGTTCTGCCGGCCTGGTTCAACACCTGCGCAACAAACACGTTGCCGTCAAGTAACAGACTTGACGTGAACTCGTGTGCGAACTCCGGCCAGGACCGTTCCACATTCGGTCGGTCCAACCAGCGCGGCTTACCGACCTCGGTACGCACCCCCCCGGTCGTCCGGTACGTCTCGATCGGCAACGCAGAGATCGCACCAGCAATGAACGACACACACGTGTAGACCGTGGCAAGCGACTGCGACGCCGCCTGAGACACAGACACACCCGACGACGTGTTCCCCGACTGGTAGACGTCGTTGCCTTTACCCCACGCATCCCACTTCGGGTCACGGATCGCACGTTCTGAAAACAGATGGCCGAGCATCAGCTATCCGACCGTTCCATCGCCAACCCGAACAACAGACAGAACAGGCCGGCGACAATCAACGCGACCGGAATGGAGGCCAGTCCGACGCCAACTGTTGCGAGCGCAGCGCCGAGAATCTGCAATAGCGTCGCGAGGGTCATACGAACAGCTCCACGGATGGCTCAGCCGCAACGATCTTTGTTGCGGCCCAGTAGGCGATCGTCGCTGCAACCAGCGGCGAAATGTCGACAGATGACGTAGCGCGTCCCCACACCCACGAATCGCCAGCGGTACGGACTGCGGCACCAGCCTGCGCAGCCTCAAGCTTCGGATCTGCCAGGTGCCGGAGGGTGCCTTCAATCACGGCACGCTGGAACGCAACACAGGCTTGTGGGAACACGCCGGACGGCAGTTGCTCAACCGGGACGCCGGCCTTGAGCAGATCTGCGACAAGCGCAGACGCAGGCGATCGTGGATCAACCCAGATCTTGATGCCGTGGTTCGCGGCGGCGTATCCCTCGGCGGCGGTGCGAACCCAGCCAGTCCCCGGTGCACGTTCAGTCAGCTCGACCTGGACGAGGCCGTCAGCTCGAGCGCCGGCCACGACAAACGACGACCAGCCCATGTCTGGCGACACATCCAACGCGAACGATGGCGGACCGACGATCTGGCCGGCTGGGTCGCCGCACGCAGACCATCGGCCGGCACCGAACACTCCCGCAGCATGAT